CTTTTTGTTTAGGAGGTAATCATGGAAAAAATATGGAATAAATGGACATTTCTTCTTGGGAAGAAATGGAATAACCTCAACAAGAAAGGCAAGCTTATTGTCGGTGTTGTTGTCGGTGTTGTTCTATGGGCCATATATAATCAAATCTGGTAATGGCAAAAAAAGGGTTACGTGCTTGGGTAAAAGAAAATTGGGTAGACATAGCCAATAAAAGATCTGACGGCTCCTATCCAAAATGTGGTAGAAGTGGTAAAGAGAAAAGAAAAAACTATCCCAAGTGCGTCCCCATAGCAAAAGCAAGAGCTATGTCAAAAGGTCAAAAATCAAGTGCCGTTCGGCGTAAACAAAAAGCTGGAAATCCTGGTGGTAAACCCACTATGGTCAAAACAATTGTCAAGAAAAAAACTCGCAGAAAAAATTAAAGAGGACGTAATTAATTGGTCTAAGAATGTTTTAGAACCAATGAATAAACACATAGGTTTTCCTGCATGTCCTTTTGCGGCTAAATGGAGAAGAGATAATAAGTTAAGAATTGAAGTCAGACCTGACAAATCTAAATACGAAAAACACTTAACTACTGTTTTAAAGAGTTGGAACAAAAAACAACATGATATTATTATTTTTTGTGATCCTTTTTGGGAACAATATGATGAAGAAAAATTTCAAGATAAGATAGATTTTTATAATAAAACCTACAATAGGCGTGACGTATATTTTATGGGTTTTCACCCTAATAATCCTGCAACTGTAGAAGATCAAGAATTCCTTGTAAATCCACATGACGACTGTGATTGGGAACCCGAATACATGTATAGTATGATGCTTATTCAAAAGTTTAAACAACTATATGATGCAAGTTGCAAACTACATAAGATAGGTTATTATAAAAAGTGGCCGGCAGAGTATTACGATGATGTCGTTAAAAAAAAAGCCATGAAAAGAGGCGGTAAGCCAGTAGCTATGAAGCGTGGTGGTAAAGCCAAAAAACAGGTGAAAAAGAGAAATAAAAAGAAGAAGTAATATATGGCTACCTCGAATACAACAACTTTTAACCTAAGTTTTGATAATATTATTAATCGTGCGTATGCACGATGTGGTACTTCTCTAAGAACTGGATACCAATTACAAGCAGCTAGAGACAATCTTAACTTATTGTTTTCAGAATGGGGTAATCGGGGTATTCATCTTTGGAAAGTAAAAAATCATACACAAAATTTAACAGCTGGCACTACAACATATACAGCACCTGCAGATGCCTCTGATGTATTAGAATTAGTTTTTAGAGAAGTAAGTGGTTCAACAACAACTGATACTAGCATGACAAAAGTTTCTAGATCTGAGTACGAAAATATACCAAACAAATTTTCACAAGGTCAACCAAGTCAATATTATATACAAAGAAATTTATCTAATGTTGAAATTAGTCTATATCAAACACCAAATACAACTAATACTCAAATAAACTATTTTTATGTTGGACGAATAGAAGATGTTGGTGCTTACACAAATGATCCTGATGCACCATATAGATTTTTACCATGCACTGTATCTGGACTTGCATACTATCTAAGTCAAGAAGTAGCTGTAGAAAAATCACAGGAACTTGAAAGAAGATACGAGGCGGAATTACAAAGAGCACTTACAGAAGACAGTCAATCTACTTCTGTAAATATAGTGCCAAGAAGTTTCTATGTGGGGTAATGAATGACCTTTGCAAATGGTAATCGCTCTCTAGCTATATGTGATAGATGTGGACAACAATATAAATATCTTGATCTTAGACAAGAATGGAATGGACTTTTCACATGTCCGGAATGTTTTGAACCTAAGCATCCACAATTAGATCCACCTTATCACCCAGCAGATCCCATAGCATTACAAGACCCAAGACCCGAATCCAACAAAATACTTACTGCTAATTCACCGACAGGTCCTAATGATGCTGTTACTGAGACTTTTGGACAACCAATGCCTATGACTGTTTTTGTGGGTGATCCAGGTGATAGTGCTTTTATGACAACAACGCAATCTGTATCACCTGATGATGGTGGACCTCCTACAGGAACATCAAGCATGTTACCACAAGTTCCTAATCAAAAATTGACCATATTATCTTTTGTTGGTAATGTATCCGTGGTGATAACATGAATTATTCTGAACTTTTAGATAACGTAAGAAATTATACAGAGGTTACTGCTGACGTTTTATCCAATACTGTAATTAATGTTTTTTTAATAAACATAGAAAATCAAATAGATAGACTTTTAGACTCTGACGCACAAAGAAGATATGCAACAACAACTTTTGAAGCTAACAATGCTTTTTTAGATGTATCAGGTCCTGAGGGTGGTTTTCGATTTGCGAGAGGTTTGCAAATACATGCTACAGACGGAACTATAACTTGGATGGAACAAAGAGATACTACTTTTATTGACGAGTATGCAGTGGAAAGATCGACTACAGATAGTAATTTTACAGGTCAACCTAAATATTGGGCTAACTGGGATGCAACAACTTTGATTGTAGCTCCTACTCCAAACACTGCTTACACAGTTGAAATGTGGTATGACGAGACAGCAGAAAGATTAGGGAACGGTGCAGGCACCACATCAACTACGACATTTATATCAAACAATGCACCAGAGGTTTTGTTGTATGGAGTATTATCTGAAACTTTTTCATACTTGAAAAACGCACAAGATATGCAATTATACACCCAGAAGTTCCAGACAGCTCTTCAGGCTTTTGCTAATGAGCAAATGGGACGTAAACGAAGAGACGAGTATGTGGATGGAGTCCTTAGAGTGGCTTTGCCTTCCGCAGACCCAAAAGCCTAAGGAGGGCATAAAACATGGCAATAAACCAAGCAGTTTGTGCTTCATTTAAGCAACAGTTGCTTCAAGGAGACCACGATCTTGATAACGATACAATTAATCTTGCTCTCTACACAAATTCAGTAACTTTAAATGGAAACACAACAGCCTACTCAGCAACAAATGAAGTAGGTAATTCAGGGACATATGCAGCAGGTGGGGCGACTTTGACAAGTCCGACTATCGGTTTAACAGCAACTAGCGTAACAGCATCAACAGCATTTGTTGACTTTGCAAACGCAAGCTTTACATCAGCAACAATTTCTGCTCAAGCAGCTTTGATCTACAACAGATCATCAAGTGCTACTAACGCAGCTATTTGTGTTCTTGATTTTGGAAGTGTTAAGACATCAACAAACGGTACATTTACAATCGCATTCCCAACTAATGATGCTTCAAGTGCTATATTAAGATTATCTTAATCTAGAGGAGCATTACCATGGCAGATGCTTGGGGTGAAAATAATTGGGGCGAAGGCG